TCACAAGGTAGAGCAACGAGTTCTGTTTGACCTAGAGTACTTGAACACGATTACTGCGGGTGGTACACCAAACAAGACTCTTAATATTGTTATGGCTGGAACTGGAGTAGGTAAGTCTTTGTTCTTGTGTCATCATGCGGCTAACTGTATCTCGCAGGGCAAGAACGTTCTCTATATTACTTGTGAAATGGCAGAAGAAAGAATTGCAGAGCGCATCGACGCAAATCTGTTGGATACTACACTTGATTCCCTGCGTGATCTCAGCAAAGAAGTCTACGACAAAAGAATCAATAACATGAAGCAAACAGTCAAGGGTAAACTTATTATTAAAGAGTATCCTACTGCAAGTTCCAGTGTGAATCATTTCCGTGTGCTGTTGGATGAGTTGTGGCTCAAGAAGAAGTTCAAGCCTGATGTAATTTTTATAGATTATTTAAATATCTGTGCATCCTCTAGAATGAAGCAGGGTACGAATGTAAACTCATACACCTACATCAAAGCCATTGCAGAAGAACTACGAGGATTAGCCACAGAACGAAACGTTCCTATCTGGTCAGCCACACAGGTTAATCGTGTTGGGTTTGGTAATTCAGATTTTGGTTTGGAAGATACGAGTGAATCGTTTGGTCTTCCTGCTACTGCTGACTTCATGATTGCCTTGATTGCCACAGAACGCCTAGATGAAATCAATCAGATCATGGTTAAGCAGTTAAAGAATCGGTACAACGACACGGTGGCTAATCGTAAGTTTGTGCTTGGAATCAATCGAGCCAAGATGAAGTTGTATGATATTCCGAAGTCGGAACAGCCTCAGTTGTCGGATAGTAATCCGCAGAGTCCACCAGATAATGATGAACAACGTTTCAATAACAAGTTCAAGAAATCAGACAAATTTACAGGATGGAAGGTATGAGTATGTACATCGACAAAAAGTTTGTTAATTTTGTAGGAGCAAGCCTGGAAAAGTTCGCCTGGAAGAAAGATACTCTTGCTTCTTGTCGTTGTCCTATCTGCGGAGACTCCTCCAAAAATAAAAACAAAACTAGAGGATTCTTCTTTGTTAACAAGAATAAATACTTCTACAAGTGCCACAACTGCGGAGTTTCGTGTAACTTGTACGGCTTTCTAGAGAAAGTTTCTCCTTCTTTGTGTAAGGAGTATTCTTTAGAAGTCTGGAAGGATGGAGACGGACTAAAGACAAAAAAGAAAACAGAACCAGTAGTGGCTATTAAAAAAATAAAGAAAAAGTATACGATAGAGTTGCCTCCAGTATCAGAACTTCCACCAAATCATCCGTGCAGAACCTTTGTGGAACTTAGAAAGATTCCTAGAACCGCATGGAAGTATCTGTACTATGCAGAAGACTTTGGAACTTGGGCAAGAACAATTAACTCGGAATCTGCAGAGGCACTAGAGCAGAGTTCTCGTCTAGTCATTCCTATCGTGAATGAAAAGGGTGAATTGGTTGGAGCACAAGGAAGAGCCCTTAGTATTACTGGTGATCGTAATGCTCGCAAGACTGCTAGGTACATTACCATTAAGACCGAAGGTCAAGAGCACAAGGGATGGTTTGGTCTGGATCGTGTAGATACTGGAACCGTCTATGTGGTAGAAGGTCCACTAGATTCTCTATTCATTCCTAATTGTGTTGCCATGATTGGTCTTAGTGATGCCTTAAATGTTCCCAGTCATTTGAAATCTAGATCTCTTGTATACCTTATAGATAATGAACCAAGGAACGAGGCAGTAGTGCTAACAATAGGAAAACTATTAGATCAAGACAAGAAGGTTTGTGTTTGGCCCGACCACATCAAGCATAAGGATCTGAACGACATGATCATGGCTGGTATGACGGAAAAAGAATTAATAAAAACGATTAAAGAAAATACCGTGTCTGGTCTGTCTGGCAAAATCAAATTCAATAACTGGAAAAAGATATGAGAAAAATAGATTTTGAATCAGAAAATATGATTTTAATTTTTTGTTTTCTTTTAATAGAATACGTAAAGGAAACAGATCCGAAATTGTTTGAAAAGGCTCATTCGTATGCCAAAGATCACACAGGAGTTGATGTAACAAATTTCGAGATTGATCTTGAAGACATAGATGACCTAGAGGATGTTGAAGAAGAGAACGAAGAAGATTTTGAGGATGAGGAAAATGAAGAAGACGAAGATTAATATTTTAGACTATGGACACGTTGAGTATGTAGAGCATATGGGGAGTGACTTGACTGTGGTCAATGCTGCTCGTGTATCATTCAATAAAGAAAGTGACTGGTCGGTTGATGAAGACACTCTTGCCGATAAAGATATAAAACTAATTAATTATCTGGCAAAGCATCAGCACTGGACACCATTCGCACATCCTCAAATCACACTAAGAGTCAAGGCACCTATCTTTGTAAGAACACAATTGTTCAAGCACAAAGTGGGAATGGTGGAGAATGAGATGTCACGACGATATGTCACTGACACTCCAGAATTCTATACTCCTGTTTGGAGAAATGCTCCAATCAATGGTGCAAAGCAAGGAAGTTATGACTTTGTTGATCCAGCATTGGCTATTGAATTGGATCAGATTAGTGAAGGTATAATTGAAAAGGCAATAGAAACTTACAAGTATTTGTTACAGAATGGAGTGGCACCAGAACAAGCACGTGCCATACTTCCACAAAGTACGTATACTGAATGGTGGTGGACTGGATCACTCTCTGCATTTGCTCGTATATTTAAACAACGATCAGATGCTCACGCACAATGGGAAGTTCAACAATACGCTTCTGCTATTGGAGAAATAATTGAACCATTGTTTACTAACTCTTGGAATGTTCTTACTAAATAATTTATAAATTAAAAGGAAACTTATCATGCATTTACCAACACAATTTCAACAATTCATTCACCTTTCTCGTTACAGCCGCTGGCTAGAAGAGGAGAATCGTCGTGAGAGCTGGGAAGAAACCGTTAATCGTTACTTCCATTTCTTTGACGGTCATCTCAAGGAAAACACTAAATGTAAGTTGGACAAGGCAACAAGAGAAGAGTTACGCCAAGCAATTCTTAATCTAGAGATCATGCCTTCCATGCGCTCCCTGATGACTGCAGGAGAAGCACTAGAGCGAGACCATACGGCAGGATACAACTGTTCGTATGTGGCTGTTAATCGAGTACGAGCATTTGATGAAATTTTATATATTTTAATGTGTGGCACAGGAGTTGGATTCTCCGTAGAAAGGCAATACGTTGAAAAATTACCAACAATTGCAGAGCAGTTTACTGATTCGGACACTACAATTATTGTACAGGATTCAAAGGCTGGTTGGGCTAAGGCTTACAAGGAATTGGTGTCCCTACTTATTGGAGGTCAAGTTCCAAAATGGGATGTCTCTAAGGTACGGGCTCATGGGGCAAGGCTTAAAACTTTCGGAGGTAGAGCCAGTGGACCTCAACCATTGGTTGATCTCTTTAGGTTCACTGTGGATACTTTTAAACGTGCCGCTGGACGCAAACTCACAAGTATCGAATGCCATGATATTGTCTGTAAAGTTGCGGAGGTTGTGGTGGTGGGAGGAGTGCGTCGATCTGCTCTTATCAGTTTATCAAACCTCACCGATGAACGTATGCGTGATGCAAAAACTGGAGCATGGTGGGAAGCCAATCCACAACGGGCACTTGCGAATAATAGCGTAGTGTATAATGAACGACCAGAAATTGGTACCTTCATGGAGGAATGGGTTTCCCTGTACAAGAGCAAGAGTGGTGAGCGAGGCATTTTTAATCGTGCCGCTGCCCAAAAGCAAACAGAGGGATTGGGTGATCGTCGTGATGCCACTTACGAGTTTGGAACAAATCCGTGCAGTGAAATCATTCTTCGTGATCGACAATTCTGTAATCTTACCGAGGTGGTTGTTCGTGCAGATGATACCATCGAGTCGTTGACACGCAAGTGTCGTCTCGCCGCTATTCTTGGTACATGGCAAGCGTCCTTGACTCACTTCCCATACCTGTCTAGCGAATTTACAAAAAATTGTGAAGAAGAAGCTCTGTTGGGAGTGTCTCTTACAGGTATTTTGGATAATCACATTATGCGTGGCGAATCTCAAGACGATATTGCTGTGTTGCTTGCGGACCTTAAGAAGGTGGCAATAACCACAAATGTGGAATGGGCAAAGAAGTTAGGTATTAATGCAGCGGCTGCTATTACCTGCGTAAAGCCAAGCGGAACAGTGTCACAACTTGTTGACGCAGCCAGTGGTATTCATGCTCGTCACAACGAATATTATGTTCGTACTGTTCGTGCAGATCGCAAGGATCCTCTGTGCCAGATGATGGTGGAT